CTTGGGACTCTCCAGACCTCTGGCTTGATTATGCATTCACTGGGAAGAGAAAGGTTGTGTTAGAGAAACCAGTGGCGTTTCAGCACTCTGGATTTAGCCTCATAGACAAAGAAGAGAAGAGTGGGGAGTATAGAATAGCTGTAGAAGAGATAGAAAAAGAAAAAGAAATAGAGGGGTCTTTTAACTTTGAGGATATTTACAGTTATATTGTGAACACTCTTGATTATGGACACATAGTAGAAATAGGCGCATGGTTTGGAAAGTCCACTGCATTCCTGGCTAAGTTGGTTAAAAATAGCGGTAAGGATATAAGACTTGATGTTGTGGACACCTGGAAAGGCTCTGATGAGGTATGCCAAAACAAAACATTAAAGGAGTGTAATGTCTTTGAAGAGTTTAAAAAGAATATGCATGATAGGAAAGTCTGGGATACTATTAACGCCATGCGAATGACTTCTCTTGAAGCATGTGAAATCTATGAAGATAACTCTTTAGACTTCGTATTCATAGACGCAAACCATTCTTTTGAATCTGTGTCAGAAGATATAAGCAACTGGATTGATAAAGTGAAACCCGGAGGTATGATTGCCGGGCATGATTATATAGATGGATTTCCTGGGGTTAAGGAAGCTGTGAAGAGTATATTTGCGGATTCCTTTAATGTTACTGGATGGTCTTGGTATCATGTAAAAGATGGAGATAATTCAGAGAGTATTGATTTTACTCCTAAAGAGCTAATTAAAGAGAAAGTAATCTGTAACTATTCTTTCATAGATGGTCCGAAGGTGGATATAAGAACTGACTCAGACAAAGAATTTGATGTTGAATTTATTGATGAGGATAGTAATAAAGTTATTTATAAAGACAGACTAAAGGCAAATCACTGGGCTAGTGTTAACAGAAAATATTTCGTAAATTGGGCTATCAATGTTAGCTATAATGGGACTATAGTTAACTCTTTCACCCTTGATCTTAAAGGTAAGAAAGTTTTAATAAGTTTTGGCAGTAAAGCATTAGGAGATACTGTATCTTGGTTTCCTTATGTGGAGGAATTTGCACAAAAGCATTCATGCAAGGTAGTCGTGAGCACGTTTTGGAATAATTTATTCGAGAAGGAGTATCCCGGTATAGAGTTTATATCCCCTGGTGATAGTGTTACTGAGGTATATGCTGTATATAATTTAGGTTGTTATGATGAGGATATGTTGGCTAAGAATAAAAGAGACTGGCGTGAGATACCTATGCAACAGATTGCCACGGATATACTAGGTCTTGAGTATGTGGAAAAGCGGCCTAGGATTAGTATACCGGATTTACCTCGTACTCAAAAGAGAGATTATGTAAGTGTAAGTGAGTATAGCACCATGTTATGTAAATATTGGAATCTTGCTGGAGGATGGAAGTCCTTAGTGGACAAGATAAAAGAGAGTGGATTGCAGGTAATGAGTGTTAGCAAAGAAAAGACAACTTTAAAAAAAGCAAGGAGGTGCAATGGAAAGAGTATTGATGAGACTATCAGGAATATTTACTATTCAAAAGCGTTTATTGGGGTGTCAAGTGGTTTGGTCTGGTTAGCTTGGGCTATGAATGTGCCTGTTGTACTGGTAAGTGGGTTTACTAAAGAGTTTTGTGAGTTTGGAGAGTCTGAAAAAGTAAGCCGGGTCATTAATGAGAATGTATGCAATGGGTGTTTTAATGATGTGGAGTATTATTTCGATAGGGGTGACTGGAAATGGTGTCCTAGGGAAGAGGACTTTATTTGCACAAAGGAGATAAGTGTGGAGGACATATTTGATGGGTTACAGAAAGTATTGGGAACTGGTTAAGAGGGGTATTATATCATGCCGACACATTTAACAACGACTGTTGATGCGATTATCACGGCCAAGCATACTTATGTTGGTACTGATGGTGTGCATCTAGGAACAAGTGGTAGGATAGTGGATGATAATTCTACTATTGAGATTACGGAATTTAGCTCTGATACTAGTCTAGGAACCAGTGATAATATTCTAGTGACACAGAATGCGATTAGGGCTTACGCAAATAGTGTAATTAGTACTTCTGGAATATCTGGAACTAATGGTACTAGTGGTACTAGTGGTACAACGGGAACGAGTGGTACAACGGGAACTTCAGGTACCTCGGGAGTGAGTGGGTCAAGCGGTACCTCAGGAGTTTCAGGAAGTAGCGGTACCGCCGGGACTTCTGGTACCACAGGTACAAGCGGAACTTCGGGTGTGTCTGGTACAAGCGGGACCTCTGGGACTTCTGGGACTTCTGGAGTAAGCGGAACTAGCGGAACATCAGGAAGCAGTGGAACGAGTGGACTCAGCGGTAGTAGCGGGACGAGTGGAACCTCGGGCTTGACAGGTACAAGTGGGACCTCCGGGGTGAGTGGAACAAGTGGAACAAGTGGAACTACGGGCACTAGTGGAACGAGTGGGGTGGAAGGCACCTCTGGTACTTCTGGAAGCAGTGGAGTGTCGATAGTAGCAGGTGGGTTTGCTTTCACTTCAGGTACTGCATCAACATCATGGGCCGTGACTCACGGGCTTGGGAAGAAGTATGTTACTGTTAATGTATATGATAGTACTGATGTGGCTATAACCCCAGGTAGTATTACTGTTGTGGATGATAATAATTTAACCATTGCTTTTAGTAGTGCGGTGAATGGTTATGCGTCAATAGCTGCGGGTGGAGGAGATGCGGGTGTTGATGGAACTTCAGGGACTAGCGGAACAGCAGGAACCTCAGGGACTAGTGGAATAGATGGAACTCTTTTTGGTTCTTCAGGTACATCGGGTACTACTGGGACTAGTGGAACTTCAGGTACTTCAATATTGACAGGCGCTTATGTATTTACACAGTTAGGAACGTCTGATACTTGGGAAGTTTATCACAATCTTGGATACAAATACGTAAATGTGGAGGTTTTTAACACTTCCCATGAGGCCATATTTCCTGAAGCTATTACGATGGTGGATACTACTCATTTAACTATTACTTTTAGTACTGCAATAGCTGGGTACGCAAGTGTAGTGAGCGGCGGCGGGACTTCTGGGCTAGGTTATTCTGGGGTATGGGGAAGCTCTACTGTTTATATTACTGGCGATGTTGTTTCTACTGTGGCTGGAACAGCTTGGGCATGTTCTACTACACATACTAGTGGAGCAGGTACAGAACCGACAAGCGGAACTGATTATACGACGTATTGGGATTTATTTGGTGCAAGTGGTACTTCAGGTACGTCAGGAACCTCAGCAACGTCCGGGACTAGTGGAACAAGCGGTGTGTCTGGAAGTAGTGGCACAAGCGGTACTACCGGGACTAGTGGAACCTCTGCAACGAGCGGAACTAGTGGTACCTCGGCTAGTGATGGCACATCAGGTAGTTCAGGCACCAGTGGGAGTTCCGGTACTAGTGGAACTAGTGGAACTAGTGGAACATCGGGAGCGTCCATATTAGCCGGTGCTTATGTTTATACCCAGATAGGTACGGCGACTACGTGGACTATTTATCATAATCTTGGGTATAAGTATGTAAATGTAGAAGTGTTTGATACCTCTGGTGTAGTTATCATACCTGATACTATTACCATGGTGGATACTACTCACTTGACTATTACCTTTGGCGGCGTTGCAGTGGGTGGCTGGGCTAGTGTAGTGAGCGGCGGTGGTGAGGCCGGTTTGGGATATGAAGGAGTATGGGCTGATGCAACTGTGTACTCCGCCGGTGATGTGGTTAGTACTATACTAGGCACTGCATATATATGCTCGACTTCGCATACTTCTGGGACAGCTTACGAACCTCCAAGTGGGACCTCTTATGAGACCTACTGGGATTTATTTGGCGCGAGTGGAACGAGTGGGACTAGCGGGACGAGCGGAACCACGGGTACTAGTGGTACGTCAGGTACATCAGGAGTGAAAGGAGATACTGGTACAAATGGAACATCTGGCACTAGTGGGATAGCAGGAACGTCAGGAACTTCAGGGACTGATAGCACTAGCGGAACAAGCGGTACTAGCGGGATTAGTGGTACTAGCGGGATTAGTGGTACTAGCGGTACTTCTGGTACTAGCGGTACATCAGGTACTAGCGGAGTGGATGGAGACGTAGGCGCGGCCGGGTCTTCTGGTACATCCGGTGAAGATGGTGATACTGGAGCTGCTGGAATAAATGGTACATCCGGTACTAGCGGAACGGCGGGTACTAGTGGAGTAACAGGAGATGGTGGTACTAATGGAACGAGTGGGACGAGTGGAGTTTCTGGTTCGGCTGAGTATATATCATATGGAACCTCTGCTGAGGTGGCTATCACTGGTGGGATTATCAACCTACCTGATTATACTACACAATGGATAAAGATATATGAAGGGGATAGTTCTATATTTACTAATATCTATCCTCATGTACTTACTACCCCCTGTGAAGAAGGGTTTAAAGTGTTTCTAACTTGGGCTGTTACTGATCCTGGAGGGGATACTCCTATTATGAATACCGGAGGTAATCTTAGAATACCGGGTTCGTTCACCTTTGATGGGCATTATGACTGTGTAACAATGGTGGTTGGCTCTGACGAAAATTGGATTGAAGAGAGTAGGAGTAATAATTCTTAAGGAGGTTTTATTATGTGGAAGATTTTTTTAATACTATGCTTACTCCTGCCTACATTCTCACTGGCTAATGAGGGTGATCCTGTGCTGGAGAATATTGTTACAGAAGGTGATATATTAGTGGGAGGGAGTGTGGGAGTAGGGACCCCAGCTCCTAATTATCCTATTGAAATTATTCATACTACGGATAAGTCTTTGCTTTATATTACTCAGTCGAAGAATAGTGGAGGGTCTAGTAATATTATTGATATAGTAGATGATAGGGGGTATGGTGGTGTTAATTCGGGTAGTTTGATATACGGATACGCTTGGTGGAGTGGTACAGAAACAGGTTCCTTTTTAGATTTTGAAACCTTTGATGGAGGTGGGTATACTAGTAGATTCTGGGTTGGGCTGGATGGCAATGTTGGCATCGGGACTGCTGGTCCTACTCAAAAACTAGAAGTAGCGGGGACTATTTACTCCACCTCTGGTGGGTTTAAATTTCCTGACGGGAGTACACAGACCAGCGCAGTAAGTGGATCTACTAGTGCTAAGTGGCAGGTTGTTTCTCCGTCCGATAGTGTCACAACTATTAATACTGCATTAAGCACAGGAAACCCGGTATATTTTTCTCCTGGGACTTATACCCCAACATCAGATTATATATGTCCTAATGTGGGACAGTTAATCACTGGAGCTGGTGTTACCAGAACTATTATAAGTGTAACGCATGCAAATATAGCCGGATTTACCAAGGGTGTGTTTTATTTTTCTTCTGGCGAGAATGGTCCGGCTTTAAGAGATATGAGTATTATTTTTGAGCAGCCCCAAGATCCCGCTACTGTTGATAACTTATATCAGTATAAACCAGCTGTGTATGCCCAAGCTTGTGCTAGATTTAAGATACAGGATTTACGTATAGAAAGAGCTTGGGATGGTATTGACATGAAGGCTGTTGGTACTACTAACTCAGGTGGAGCCTTTATTAATAATTTAGAAATGAGCATGTTCAGAGTAGGTATCGACATAGCTGGTGCGCTTGATACTATTAGGATTAGTAATTTACATATATGGCCCTTTGGTAATGTTAAGGCATTAGGCCTTAGGCCGTATATGGATGATTCGGATACTATTGGTATTAAGTTTGGAAGAGGTGACCAGAGTTTTATAACTAATTATTTTAGTAATTGTTATTGTGCTATTTATTTGTATAACGAACCCGCGATTGCTATGCCTGGTACTGGACGGATTACTGTGTCTAGTGGTAGTTTTGAACGTGGGTATGCTTTGCTTAGTACTTCTTCCTCCGCTATTGCCTTATTTGATTCATGTTCCTTTAGTTATTCTTTGGTAGGTACAAATAGTATAGCAGCCAATGGAGGGAATGTGAATATAACAAATTCTAGATTTGCTCACAATAACGCAGGAGCCTCCGAACCTATGATTACTATGAGTGGTAATGGAAATATGAATATAAGTAATTGTCATATGTATAATACGTCACATGAGAAATGGTTATATGCTACTGGTGGTGATGTTATGTTGAGTAATAACTACTTTATAGCCTATTCCTCAGTGTATAGCTCTTACTTTATTGACATTTCGACCAGTGCATTGATTACTATGACTGGAAATAGAGTAAGAACTTTAAATGGATCTGGTAATAATAAAATACTGGATGTAAATGTAGTGTCTAATAATCATAACATTACTGGAAATACTTTTAGGGGCTGGACAGTCGATTCTCCTTCTGGTGGTTGGGGTACTAGTGTGTATGATAATAATAATTAGTAAGGAGATTAATTATGAGGATTTTTCTTTTAGCTTTGATCGTGTTCTGTTTCGCAACTCCTGTCTGTGCCGCTGAGGGTGATCCACTCCTGGCGGGTATTGTCGGAGATGGAAGCGCTCTGTTTGATGTACCCACTGCTACAGTATCTCAATATGCGGAGAAGGTTTATACCACGGGTACATACACCTCTGCGTCGACATATTATCCTATGTTTACTTCGGTGTCTCCTGATGGAACTTATGTGGTTCAGTCACCTAGAACTGATATAGGACTTTCCTATGTGCCTTTTACTGGGTTGCTGTCTGTGGGAAAGATCTCCTCAACCTCAGGAGGAGTGGTTTTTCCTGACGGGACTACACAAACCACGGCAGCAACTGGGAGTGGGGTTAGCGAGTGGACCCTGAGTGGAGATGATTTGAGTACAGATAATGTTATCGTGGGGAGAACATTGGTGGAGTTTGCTTCCAGGATTGATGGAACTACTGCACAGAGTGTCGATCCAGTTTATAATATTACCACTGGAGGGAATAATTTTGAGTCTATGATGGGGACTAGGAGTGCTTATACTTCTGACAGAACGCCTATGTTGCAGATGACTAAATATATGGGGAGTGCTGTTGGTGGAGGTATCTGGGACGGAGGTGTGTTGCAGCTTGTTGGATATATGAACGATGCTTCTAAGGAATTTATGAGTATTTCTACTACTACCTTGGTTAATAATGCTGATCAGGGGACTAGCGGTGTTTGGGTAGGAGGCCGATGGCAGGAGGGCGTGGCTACACATAGTAGAGTATATGCAGGACCCGGGACTAACTCTTTTGTTACTTGGAATATATCAGTAGATACTACCGCAGGATCGCCGCCTAATCAGGTTATAGGTGTTGAATATGATATGAAATCTTTAACTGATAATACTAAGATGACGGTTTTGGGAGGTGACTACTATCCCAATAGGGGCAATTATGTAGGTATTTGGATAGTCAGTGGTGATACTGCCGCGCCCGAGGGATATCAGACAGACTGGGCTATTGGTATTGGTAGTGGAGTGGCAAAAACTGGTGGATTAAATCCTTCTGCACATCCAGATAAATCGGGATGGTATTCAGGTCTGGTGGTCACTGCTAATACCCTAGTGCCGGGTGCGGGTAATGAGGCGATCTGGTTACAGGGTGCGAGTAGTACTACTTACGATGCAGACGGGATTAGGTTGACAGGGTATCATATAACAGGTATGAGTTTTTATGGTGCTACTGCTGTGGCCGGAATTACTTTTGATGGGAGTACTTGTACTACTGGGCTGAATTTTGATGGAGGTACGTTTACAAACGGGACCGCGATTCAGATGGGTAGTGCTAATTATATCTGGTTTGGTGATGAGAAACTGTGGCGAAATGGGAATGATCTTTATTGGGGATTGACTAAGTTGAATTAGTCTAAGAAGGAGGGAATGATTATGTGGAAAGTGTTTGGTATTATTATGGTGTGTGGTATGTTCTTGTGTCCGGCGGTGTGTGCAGAAGAGTCCAGTACAGTTAATCAAGTAGTGCAGGAGGTGGTTAAGAAATTCTACCAGGAGGAGCAGGGTAATAAGGTTACTACATTTAATTGTATAGGATTGGGGAGTGCATTAGACCAAAGTATAAGGGCTTTTCAGAAAGCTCAGTTGGATGAGAGTCAGCCAGAGGTGAAATAGGAGAAATAATATGAACTTCAAGTTAATAGCGTTGAATATCAAGCAGTTCTGTCCTGGGTTGAGTATTCCGGTAATAAAGCAGCGGATTAATGTACGGTATAAAGAATTGGTGGAGAAGGAAGATTGGGTATTTTTGAATAACTCTGAGGTGGTGACACTACCTGAGAGAGTATCTAATGGGAGTACTGAGTCTTGTACTGTCACATACGGGAGTGATGGGATTACAGGAGTGGGCACGACCTGGGGCGCGGGTTTGGTGGGTAAGATGTTCCGGTTTGGTGATGATCCGCAATTTTATAGAATCGGAACCAGGAATAGTAATACTTCTTTATTACTTGAGAATATCTATGGAGGTGCGGGCGCTGGAAGTGGGCTGGACTTTGAGTACTGGGATGAGACCTACGCTCCGGTCAGTAACGAAATAGGCAAGATCACTGGGATTGTGTACCAGAATAGGTTGCAAGAGAAGAGTCGGGAGTTTATACAGCGCCTTGATCCTGAGAGGTCGAGCACAGGGAGTCCGGTTTATTATAGTGTGGTGGATAGAGCTAGCCAGGGCGGGGCTACGGAATTTGACGTCTGGCCGGTGCCTGATGATAATTACGGAGTACGAGTGTATTATAAGAAAACAGTGGATGAGTTAAGTGCGAATGCTGATGAGCCTGTTTTTGACAGTGGGCTTATAGAAGCGGGTGCGTTGTGGGACTGCTACAGGCTAACGTTCGGGCTGACTCAGAATCCCGCGTTTATGGGACTTGCCCGGGATGCGGCAGTTGAGTATCGTTCCATGCTAAGGGATACTATCATAGAGGATATGGAAAGTAGCTCTATGCCTGGGAGAGTGCGTGATGTTATGCATGAGGGTACAGGTATATATAATGATGAGTTCATGCTGAATAGAGGTATGGGCTAGAGGGGAGGTTTGTTATGTTGGTTAGTATTATACTGAATAATATACAAAAGACATTACAGACTACTGGAGTGTATAGATCTAGTACCTTTGTCATGAAAGGGATTAATGAAGGGATGAAGTTGACTAGTTATTTGACCTTCTATGATGAGAGGAAGAAGAGTCTGTCGCGAGTGGGCACGAGGAATATTGTGGATTTGCCCAGTGATGGGGATGCTCAAATGATTAGTCCTATATATGTGAGTAATGGAGTCTCAGGAAATAGAGTTAACCCTGTGAGGATACTTGACTTTGAGTTATCTGACGAGCAGTGGGAGGGCGTGGTGGATGGCGCGGACTCTCTTTATTATATCTTGCTGAATCCGGTGCACTGTCTAGAGATGGAGTTATTGTGTAGTCCGATACAGAATACAGGAACTGTTGCATTGGATATGGTGGGTGCGTATGTGCCTGGAGATGTCGCAAGTGGTGACACTATGGACTTTCCTGAACAGTATGCAGAGGTGCTGTACTTTTATGGAATGTTCTACTGTTATGTGAGTATGCCCGGGATGGTGGAAGAGTGTCTTGAGGCTTATAAGAGTTATATAAGAATTGTGAATCTCATGGTTGAGGATCTTGCGAGTCGGTTTCCCTCGGATCAGGGGGTGAAGCCGGTGCCTGTTGAGTTTAATTATGATACAGTGACTAGATTTAATATGGACGGTAGGGACAGGCAAAAGGATGAGGCTAGTGTAACTCAAGGAGCTTAGTATGAAAGCGATTGATTTTGTAGAAGAGGTAGCTGAACTGCTGAGTGAGGATTTTACTTACAGCCCACAGTGGACTAAGGCTGAGTTGTTTAAAGATTTGCAAGTGGTGCTGTGGCTGTTTGGAGAGTTGACTCAGTTAGTGGATAGATGCGGAGTGGAGCTGGTTGATTATCTGACTGGCGAGGTTGATTTACCTGATGGGTTTGGTCAGACTTACTTAGGACAGTACTCACAAGAGATGCTGGATATTGTTCCACTAGGAGAGAGTGAGTTCCTGGATGAGGACTGGATGGCGGATGGGGCGGGTGATCCTAAGGGTATGTTGGTGTGGGGCTCGGGAGATAGGAGCAAGGCGCGGTTTGTGCCCAGGCCGAGTACGGTGGAAGTGCCTGCGGGTGGTGGGACTGGCATTGCGTCTTTGCTTATTGCGGATTCCGGTGCTAATGTGTGGGCTTTGCTTAGTGTAAGTGGGGTGTTGACTACTGTCTCTTCGGCAGGTGTTGCGGATTCTATACAGGTGATAGAAGGATATGGGGCTTATTGGGACCTTGGTATTACAACGAGTGGGGAGTTGACATTGACTGCCAGTACTTCTACTACTTCTAGTAATCTTGTGTTGAATAATTCAGTGGTAGATGGACGTGCTTGGTCGGTAGTAGCGGGCCTTGAGGGAGTGCTTGTTACTAACCTGTCCCAATGGGGATTTGGTCTGTGCACCGGGGTTATTGTTACGAAGGCTGGAGTTGATGTTTATCAGACAGGTAATAGTGATTACGGCATTTTGGTGGATGCTTATGCTACTGGGAGCGCTACCACGCCTGATCATGTTGTGAAGATGGACCGGGATTATGGATTTGTGCAGTATTGTGGACAATACCTGGGGCAGGGTACTTTCTGGTATAAGGGGCTACCGCAAGAGGTTTATTCTACCTATAATGAGATGGTTATTAGTGCTGGGTTACTCCCAGTGATTAAGCATGGAGTACTAGCGCGGGCCTTTAGTAAGGACTGTGATGGTCAGGATAAACAGAAGAGTAAGCTACTGGGGAATTTGTTTATCAGTGAGTGCTATGCGATTAAAGATACCTTTGGTAAGAGGTGGTAAGGATGATATTCGAGAATTTTAGTCTAGGCTGGCAGAACCGCGCCCGGCAGGAGTTGATGAAGGATGAGGCGTTGTTCAGGTGCGTGGATTTGTCTCTACTTGAGCTGGGTAATTTGAGGTGTATTAGGAATAATAAAGAGGAGTCTTTTTTCAAGGGGCAGGGGTATACTAGTGAGGTGTATAATATATACCAACTCGATGTGGAAGGGAGTAGTACTAAGTTGATTTATTATACTGTTGACGGGAGTCTGTATAGGTATAATAGTATTACCAATACCGCGACTGAGTTGAGTTCTGGTATAAATGAGAAGAATGTGAGCTATGCCTCGTTTAAGCCTTTGCTTAGTATTATTACCTATGTGTATATCACAGATGGCACGACTATGCTGTGTGACACGGGTGTGCATTCCTACACCTGGGGCATTGATCCGCCGCAGAATCCACTCAAGGGGTATATGTACGGAGATGGTGGATCGTTGATTGCTGGTGATTATACCTGGCAGTATACATTCTATGATGAGGATACCGGCGCGGAGAGTGATCCCTGTCCGTTGATGGGACCGGTTACTGCGGTGGATGATGACAGTGCTGATGTTAAAGGTATTGAGATTTCTGCCAATGCGCGGGTGACTAGTAGGAGACTGTATAGGAGTTTGGTGGATGGAGGGAGTCATTACCTTGTGCGAGATATTGGAGATAACGTTACTACTTCTTTTATTGACGTGGATGCAGATACTTCTTTGACTACCTTGATGGAGACAGATCAAGGAGTGCCGGCTACTTTTGGTAAGGTGAAGAATTTCCAGAATCGGCTTTTTGGTACTGTTAATGATTCATATCCTAATAGAGTGTGGTATAGTAGAGGGAGTAGGCCGGATAACTGGCCGAAGGAGTATTATCTAGAGATTGGCACTGCTGATGATAGAGTGTTGGATATGTTGGAGTTCGAGGGGACTCTGTTCTTCTTGCAGACTGGTGCTATCTCAGGTATGTATGGGACTACTCCTGATACCTTTGCCTGGTATAAGACTAGGAGTCATATGGGAGTGGCAGGTAAGTACAGCGCAAGTGCCGGACCTGATGGGGTTTATTTTCTCGGATATGATGGCGTGTATCGGTTTGATGGAGTTAAGAGTATGCGGGTGAGTGAGCAAATCGGGCAGAGTTTTGGTAAGCTCGCTAAGACTTGGGTGCCTGTGGTGGATTGGGATTCTGTTGTGGAGTACTGCCGGAGTTGTTTCCTGAATGGTGTGTTCTATATCATCTTGCCGATGGTGGATAGTGATGGGATTAAGAGTAATACAGTGTTTAGCTATGACGTGTTTCAACAGCTGTGGACTGAGCTTGGTATGGATCTGGATTTTATATACTCAGATGTAGGCAGAGGCAAAGTGTATGGTAGTATGTACGAAGGGACTGGGTATAGTGTCTATGAATTGCTGGAGGAGAATAGTTTACTTAATTATTACAATGACCCAAGTCCGGAATTTGTGACAAAGTGTGTGGAGTTTGGCCGCGCTAAGGATGGGAGTCGCGTTAAATGGTTGAGGAAGTTTCGCGTTGAGGCTGTCGGGGATTGGACTCTTTATTTTTATGTAGATGATGTGTTGAGGTATACTAAAGCATTAACAGGGTTGACTAATGCAGATAAGTATATATGGTATGACTTGGATGATAATATAAAGGGGTTACAACTTTATGTGAGGGGAGTGGCAGGAAGTGGTAGCACTCCTGTTAATAGATCGTTTTCTAGTCTTGAGGTGGAGTAATGAGGTGGAGTAATGAGTGGACTTTATAAAGTAGTAGGGAGTGACCCAGCAGACTTGCAGGCAGAGGTGAATAGGATTTTTGAGATTGTGTCTAATAGGCTGGATAAGATTGAAGGGTTTAGAGGAGAGCCTGAGGTGTGGGCGCGGCAGGTTAATAAAGGGGATATTGTGGTGGACTCATATAGGGAGGGAATTGTGTTAAGAGATGAGTTAGATCCTCCAGGGTATTGGAGAATTACAGTGGACAGCACGGGTACTTTAACACAGACTAGTCTAGGAAGGGAGTATAAATAATGGGCGAGGCAATGTGGGGCGCGGCAGCAGAAGCGGCAGTTGGTGTTGGATCAGCGATGTATGCCAGTAGCCAGGCCGGTGATCAAGAGGAGTATATGCAGGGCTTGGTGAATCAGGGTCAGGGTAATAGAGACTTGATAGAGGGGATTGATAGGTATTTCCTGGGTGGTGGTAGAGCTAAGGATTATGATGTTCCTGGGTTTAGTAATCAGTTTGGACAGCTGGATTTTATGAGGCAGGAACAGGAAGGGCTGGTCGGACAGGAGATACGAAAGGCGCAGCAACAGATCGAGGACACTATGCCACAGGGAGGCGCTAAATTGCGGGCGCTGGCTGAGTTGAGTATCAAGAGTCAGGATGCTAAGAATAAGATAAGCAGGGAGTGGGAAGGTAAGAAGAATGATCTTGATGTGCAGTTGACTAATCAGTATATGCAGGGTGCGATGGGGCGGCAGAGTGGAGTTAGTCTTAACACACAGTATGCAATGGGTAACCAGAATTTGCAGAACAGCCAGAAGATGATGTCCGAGATTGGTCAGGGTCTTGGGAGTTTGGCGGGGAGTCTGGGTAAGCGCAAAAAACCTAAGTATGAGTATACTCCACCTAAGCCTCCAGGTAGTGCTAGTAGTACATTAGACTGGGATGAGGCTAATAACGAGGATTACTGGGATTTCTCTGACGGTAGGTAAGATAAGAAAGGAGCAAGAGATGAAATTTGCAGGACCGAGTATGGGTGCCGCGATAGGCTCCGGGTTTGCACGTGGAATGGGAAGCGTGAGGGAAGAGACGGCCAAGGATGAGAGAGCTAGGGATACCTCAGCTATGGCTACGTATACTAAATTGGTACAGAGTGGTGAGTGGGAACCAGTTGAGGCTAAGAGTGGAGTGCCTGATGGTGGGGTGTTGAGAGTAGGGAATGTAGGGTTTTTGAAAAAAGTGCAGAGAGCACAGGGTGTTAGTATTAAGCAAGCACGGTTGGACTTTGACAAAAAGAAGTTTGGGTATACTCAAGGGAAGGATGCTTATGATAGACTACATCCAAAGACAGGTGCTGGAAAGGTATATGAGAATATTAAAACTGGTGATAGGAAGATAGTTGGGCCGGGTGAGTTGCCGCCGCCCGGGTATTATAAAGAGACTACCTTTAGTGTGCCGCGCCGGGTCGACTCTGCGGCTCAGGCTAGTACGAAGAGTGCTATCAGTGGGATTGATAAGAAGCTCGCGGATGTACGGAGTCAGCTACGGTCTAAGAATATGACCTTTATAAAGGGTATGCCGCAGGAGAGGATAGAGGGAAATGAGACCTTTGAGGGATTACAGAAGGAGAGTCAGCGGTTAGGGGATGAGGAGAAGAGGTTAACTATTCAAAGAGCACGATTGAGTGGAGAGTTAAAAGACCCATCGGCAGTGGGAGGGAGTGTAGGGAGTAAGGTATTAGAGGGGAGTCCAGTTGAGGATACTGGAGAAGGTATGATAATCCCTGAGGAGACTTGGAGGCAGGTGGGTAGAGACACTAGCCTGAATCCTGCGATACGGAAGAGAGCTGAGGAAGAGGTTGCCGCGTTCGAGAGGCGCAAGCCGGGCATGTTGCAGGGTTTGGTGGATATGGGTAAGATAACCTGGGAGTTGATACTGACAGATATTATTAATAAGTATGAGGCAAGACCACAGAAGATTACCAAGCCGGGGTTTATTAAGAAGTAGGAGGGTAGTGGTATGGGTAGATTGAGAGAAATGGGTAGGAATTATACTTCGTGGGATTTGCTCCTACTGGCGGCGCGGAGTATCGGCGAGAATCTAGTCAAGAAGGTGGACACAAAGGGGAATAAAAAGAAGTGGGAGGGTATGTCTGATGAGAAGAAGAGAAGTATACTAGATGAAGGTATGTGGGATTCCTTCGCTGGTGTGGGTGGCGGGATCGCCCAGAAATTATCTGGCCCTATGAGGAAGAGTGCTACTGTACTAAAGCACGCTATGGAAGATAAGACTTTAAGAGCGGCGGGCAAGGAGTTGGGCATTGGCACTGAGGGAGTGCAGGATGTTAGTGGTAAGATAGTACGAGAGATGGGTGAGCAGGTCGGGAGTCAGGCTGGGTGGATGCGCAAGATTAAGAAAATGTTCTTGAGTGCCGCGCCATTGAGTCCTGAGACTGTGTACGCACTGGAGAAGACCGGCGCTGGCCGGAAGATATACAGGATTATGGATCTCGCGGACCAGAGTATGAATAGGTTTATGGTTGGTGAGGTTGATAAGTTTATGCAGTCTTTGGGGAAGATCAAGGCTGGGAGTGTGTCGAGTAGGCGAGTTGGGAGAGTGCTAGATGGGAAGCTCGATGTTGGTCAGTTGTCTAAGGAAGAGACTAAGTTGTATAAATTCCTCTCTAAAAAGTTCGACTTCCTGATTAATAAATATGCACGCAGTTCACTTGGCACAGATGCTCGGTATAAGAAGATAGCCAGTGCAGCTAGTGCTGATAAGAGTCCTATGGTGGGTGTTAAGGACTTGGGGAAGGGTCTTAAGAGTAGGTATGACAAGCAGGTCGGGCAACTTGCGAGGTGGCTTGGCGGCAGGTCTTTAGATAAGCTCACTGTTAAGGATAAGACTATCTTGAAGAAGATGCGGGGTGAGTTGGATTCTATTAAGCACAAGGGATGGCTGGAGGGGTTGGATCAGACTGAGAGGGAAGTCTACTCTCTTATGAAGAGGAAGGTTAAGAACTATCTGCCTCATATATTTGACAGGGAGGAGTTGCTGAAGGGACTGGAGTCTGAGAAGGTCGTGTTGAATACGGCACTTGGGAAGGCCGTTGATGGTAAAGAGATTAATAGGATCAAAAGGAGACTCATTAGTGTAGAGGGCAGTGTTAATAAGTTAAAAGGCGGCGGTATGGTTACATACGAGCACTTGCCGCAAAATCTCCGGTTTAAGTTCTTCGACACACGGCAGGGTGCTCAGGGGTATTCTTTTGACTCGGTGAAGGCATACGAGAGTTATCTTAAAGGGATTAGTAAGAAGATATACCAAGAGCCTGCGGTTCAGCAAGTTAAGACACACTTTAATGAGCTGAGTCCTGAGTATCGGCAATATGTAACGAAGCATGTCAAGACCTGGCTGGGTATGGGCAGGACCGGCGCTATGGATGCGGCGGATGCTATTGCGTCTGTGCAATGGATGCTTAAACTGGGGCTGAATCCCCGGAGTGCTATTACTAATTTCGCCCAGCGCGTTAATACCATAGCAGATGTCGGAGAGGGGAATGCCATAAAGGGGTACTTTAAAGGGTGGACTAAAGAAGGAGATGAGTTATTTAAGAAGACTGGTCTTGCTCAAGAAGTGCCGACCGTCTTGATGGAGGGTAAGGTCCCAGAGGGTATGGAGAAGTTTAGGACTGCTGTGGGGTTTATGTTCTCCAAGATTGAGATAGGAAATAGGAAGGGTGCTTTCCTGGCCGGGGTCGAGCAGGCACAGGGTCTTGGGTTGACGGGACAAGAGGCTATCCAGCATGGAATTGATGTAGTGCATAAGACTCAATTCAGGTATGGTTCTATTGGACTGCCGATGCCATTGCAGTCTGCACCGGGGAAACTGGCTATGCAGTTCTGGTCTTATCCTATTAAGCAGACTGAGTTCTTGGTCAAGCTGTTGAAGAATGACCCAGGGAAGTTGGTCAAATGGGCCATATATGCTGAGGGTGGTAGGGAGTTGCTGGAGGAGACCGCTGGTATTGATATGGGCAATGCTATGGGGTTGGGATTTAATTGGGGAGAATTGGTGAGTGCGGCTAAGCAGGTGCCGGAGGGAGACTGGGATAATTTCTTCAAACATATTAGACTGGCGAATTCCGGTGGAGGCTTGGTGCCTGGGTATTCTCCAACTGTGGGCGCGGTGGTGGACATTGCGGAGGGTATTGGCAAGGGGAGAGGACTGGAGGCACTTGGTAAGGAACTAGTGCCGGTGCAAGCCAAGAAAATGAAGAAGTTGTATGAAGGGGTCAGGGGAGCGCATCGAGATGGAGAGGGAGGGTACAAGCTCCCTTGGTATGATAGCGCAGGGCGGCTTGATGCTGAGTTGTCGCCGATGGAAGCCGGGGTTGAGACCTTCGGGCCGCGTCTGGAGAGATTGAGTGAGGTTAATCTAGGCAAGAGTCGAGAGTATGAGACGCAACAACACGAGGGGAATCTCAGGAGAGATCTGAGTACTGCAATACGAAAAGGCGATTGGGATACTGTGGAGGAAGTGGGTATGAAGCTGATGGACTTTGGCGACATAGGCGCGAGGATGCAGGAGAGGAATGTGCCGTGGAAAGATAGACATGAGATGGATCTGGATATTGTGAGGGAGGAGTTGCTTAAGTAGTAGGGTTGGTGAGACCCTTGACGGGAGAGGGAGTTACTCTGATGAGAGTAGCTCCCTTTTTTTAGTCTTTATATATAAGCTCCTGCGCTTTGGCGATTTTTTTGATTGCGCCAAATAGTAGTTCATCCTTTGTTATTAAGTCACCTCCGATATTGTATATTATTTCTAAGGTTGTGATTGCTTGTTCGAGTAGTCCGTGGGCTTGTTCGAGTTTTTTCATTTCTCCTCCTTTGTTATTTCTCATGGAGTGACAGTTCATGGCCGCGGCTTCCGAGGCTTTTTCAAGACACACGAACAGGCCATCTGAGCGTATGTGCCTGAATGTTGCTATGATGTCGTTGTTTATTTTGATTTCGTAATCCCTCCAGCCTTCCGGGTCTGGATCGTTGAATGGGCCTTTGTTAGTTATTGATATCATTTATCCTCCTTAACAGTAATTACTATCTATTAGTTTATACATAATGGATACAGTCTTGCCGTTCTTCTTACTATACTGATCCAGCATCCCGGCCTCTTCTAGGTTTATTATAATCCTGTCTAGTACAAGCCCGTCGAATTTATTCCAGTTCTTCTTCAAGAGCGCGGCCTTGGACATCTCTTGGCCCGGCGACTTGGCGAGTTGGCTCACTATCATGTCTTTGTATTTCATACTCGGGTCGTCTACGATACCTGAGAATGCCGCTTTCATCTTGTCCTCGACTTGGGTGAGTATAGTCCAGGTGGCGTGCAGTATATCCTCGTCTATGATAAGTGAGTCGTCTTGGGATATACTCAAGAGCATTGCGACCTTGAAGATGAGGTCACGCTTCCTGGCATAGTATCCGACTAGTCTCTCATCCTGGCATTCGTCTCCTCTCGTGGTGTACCACACCATGTACTCCGCTTTGGCCTGGTCTGTTATTATGAAGTCACCGTTGAGGGTGTTTATGTGGTTAAGGTCCGCGATGAGTGGCTTGCGGAGTGCGATCACCTCTGGGGTCATGAAGTCTTCAGGAAATGCATACGAGCGCTCAGGGACATCCTCGAAGATGTACACGAAGCGTCCTGTGAAACCGCCCGCGATCTCGTCTGTGGTCGTGCCAAGGGTCAGCCACTCGGGAGTCGAACAGGCGAGTAAGTTGAGGCAGATATTCTTGAAGTCTACTTGTGTGGACTTATTTCCCTTGGTGCGAAAGGAGGAAGAATTCGGGCAGCCGAAGAAGGAGGTCAACATGGCTACTAGTTCGGCTTTATTGAGATCTCCTAAGAAGGTCTTCATCTCCGGTGCGTATAGAGTCACACAACACTGTCCTTTGCTTGTGGTAAGATCGCTGAAGTAGTCGAGTATATACCAGGAGGTTACCTTTTCCTCTATTATCTCTATGTCTTTTACTTCCTTTAGGAATTTGATAGAGATGTCTGCCGCACTTGTTTTAGTGAATCCACTTGGGGCCACGAGAGCCACGTATAAATTAGGAAAGATGTTGAAGTATCCACGAGGGAGTTTCACCTTTCTCTGTAGAACGGAAGCCAGTGTAGAAAGTCCAGTCCACATGTGAAATTTCAAAGGTGCTTCTTGGAAGGCTGTGTATTCTAAATAAGTATCTAGCCAGTTGTTCTTGCACTGTCGACTGGACATCTTTAAGAACTCCTATTTCTGTGACATATATACAGCATTGATCTTGTTCATCTCTATGTAGAGATCATTGATAGAGGTCCAGTTTTGCACCCAGCCTGTGCCGTCACAAGTGGAGCAGTATTTATAGTCGAAATACTTATTCTCTTCGTTGTGCGGGACTTTGCCTAGATGGCAGTCTGGACAGTGGGACTTGAGCATGATCATTGATCCGGCGGGTATGGGCATTTTCTACTCCTCCTCTTCTTGCATGTGTTTGGCTACGATCTTGCATGAGTCTAGATAATCTTGTGGGTGTTTCTCTATCGCGTAGTCAAAACCGTGCTTGAATCCGTGCTCGTGGCCTAGCCGGTATATGTACTTAGCGTACTCTCCTATGAATTCTGCGTGGTCTTGGGCCTGATTCTTGGCGTATTGAATTGAGTCGGTGCTTTGCATAGTTTGCATAGTGTGATCTCCTTACAGTAATGGCAGAGTTCTTCGTAGTGTGTGCTGTGTTCGTTGTCTCCTATGGAGTATTCTATGGTGCATCCACAACGTGGGCAGATTTTAGTCATCTTGCTTAGGTTCCTTTTTTATGGGTTTTAGTATATAGGCACAATCAAAGCGCGGACATCTTAGTCTTGTCCTGTCATCAATCTCATGCTCTCCGTGTAGGGTGAAGATTAAACCACACTCCCCACATTCTATGGTTGGGTTCTGTTCTTTTGACATATTGTCTCCTCGGTAATGATTCATTTAATGAATTGTTTTAATGTCGCAGAGTCAACTCCTGCGATCTTGAGCGCGGCGATTATGGACTGTGTGCTAGGCTTCACAACTATCTTCGGCGCGGGCTGTGGGTATGGTTCTCTCATCAAGGTTGGATCATCTGCTATGTCTAGTTCTCTCCTGCGTGTGTATATGTATCTCTCGACATTGGCTAGTGTGCACAGTTCGTCATTTACTTCTTGGAGTAATTCAGAGAGAGTGTCCCGGTCTAGTGTGTTAACTTGGTCCTTGGTGAGATGAAGTCTGCTCATCTTTAAAGTCTCCTCCCACCGTACTCATTAGCCATACTCCCGGTTGCGGAGAATTCATACTTTGATACTTCTTCATGGCATAGTGGACAGTAGTAGTAATTAGGATATGGGTCTCCTCCGCAGGCTTGGCACTTTCTCTTCTTACCTAGTGCGTGCTTTATCCTCCTAGCTATTCTGTTACGGTGCGGGCGACGGTCATAGGTTTTGTCCTGCATATTAATAACCTCCTAGTCTTTGTGGTGTTCTACTCGTTGCTGCTTCTACACTGTCTACTATGCCAGATGTGCGCGAGTGGCAGCTTGGACAGTAGAAGTAATTAGGCCATGCGTATCTACCACATGATCTGCATTTGCGATCATGAGTTCGTTGTTTGCTGCGGGCTGACTTTGTGAATCCTTTATCGTATCTCTTTGCTATGGGAGTCACCTCCTTTGTTGGTGTTGATGGATTATTTGATACTTTTGTAGAATTTGGTTTCCATTCTGATATATTCCGGTGCGTCTTCAGACATCAACTGTCCTTGAGTAAATCCCCACTTGAACGCTTCAAAAGGCAGGACGTTCTTTCCGCTAGGGTCATTCTGTAATTCGCACCATGCGATAAACAGTGACTCCAATTCTATGTCAGTTGTTTTCATTATTTATTCTCCGGCGGTGCGGATAGCGATTCTCCAGTTTCAATCACAAATCCACATTCACTGCATTCGCATTCTAAATCTTTTAATAGAACTGTCACTGGCCTTACTGCAATCCAACGTGTTAAGCATTTTAAACAAATAACCTCTGAAACTTTATGGGGTTTATTCTTTTCTATATATTCCATATTCATCCAGTATCATATCTTTCACATCAGACCAAATCACATTTTCTATGCAATGTACTAAACTCAAATCATTAAAGGGCACTTTTGCCGATCGCCCAAAATTAGTGTACCCATCATGACTTTTGTACTTTCTGACCATTTTACCTGCATTTGATACAGTCAAGCATAAGTCATTATATTGCCGCATTCTCATTATTTTTAGACCAAATATTTTCATAACTTATCCTCCTTATTTACCCAGCCAGTTCGTCTTAGGCTCTTCTATCTCTATGGGTATCTTTAAAATATCTCCGTTTATCTCAATCTGGCGCAGGATCTCAAGATGTGTCTTTATATAGGTACTCCACCAGTCGTATCTCTCAGGTGGCAGTGAGCATAGCACGGAATCATGTGTCTGTGTAAGGAGGTGTATGTCCTGTGGCTTGATGAGATATAGTGACAAGATACCCAGGTTCATCATGTCTACTATTGTACTTTGGGGTTTTTGAGCATAGCCGCTGCCGATAGTGGTTTGATCGATCCGTCCGGTGAAAATACGAGTGCGTCCAAATGGGTTAGTGAGACGCCTGTTAGTCTCGATCTCAGATTGGATGTCACGATGGTATTTAGGTAGTTCTGGCACCACTGTGAAGTACTTCTGCTGGATTGCTTGGGCTTCGTGGACAGGCTTTCCGATAATTCTGGAAAAGAGTTGCACCCCCATCTTGTAATTCGATCCATGTACTGTCTTCTTCGCAATGAGGTACTCATCTGCATTTAACTCCTGCCAGGGTTTGTCGAATATCCACTCGCCTACTTTGTAGTGTATTTTAAGTGGGCCGTTTAGTACATCCTTCATTATCTGTGAGTCCATGAAGTAGGCCATAGCTCTTGCTTCGGCCGCGCTCAGGTCTGCGTCGAGGAACACGTGGTCTTTCTCGGGGATGAATATCTGCTTGAGGTGCTTTGGTATATTCTGGAGATTGGTCCCATTGTTGAACTGGTCCGTTGAGGAGGTCAGTCTGCCAGTTACGGTATACCCATAGGAGCACTTCATGTGTTCATCTGGGCTTATTATTGCGCTTAAATAAGTGCCAAGGTCCTTTGCTTTTAAGACACGAGCACATAGTATCTGCTTTAGTATGAACCTGTGCTCGGGGTGCTTGGCTACCATATTTTCCAGGGTCTCTTTTTTTACTGTATAGTTTCCTTTCGGAGTGCGTGGGACTATAATGCCTAGGGTTGTGAGGTACTCGCCGATTTGCTTTGAGGAATTTGGGTTTATGTCTTGCTTGGCATACTTGTTTATGATATCCAGGGCGATTGGTAGTTCCTCTTCTTGGATATAGTCTTTCCACTCTTTATGCAAAGGCATGTCGACACGAATGCCACGGTGTTCCATCTCGAAGATGACACGCCGGAATGGGTTTATATAGCCAGTGTAGAAGTTGTAGAGGTTGTTCTCTTTTAAGTCCTTTATAAGACCTAGCGCGGCTCTGTGTGTGCCAATAACATCCTTGCAGTTGTATGACCATAGTGCCTGGTCTTTAGGGAGGTCTTTTGATTTCCAATCCTTAACTGCATCTTTGTGGTAGTTCATCTTTGTGTATGCAGAGATGATGAACCCTAGGTTGTGAGGCATGTCACTGTGTATAAGCTGATGAGCGTATCGTGTGTCAAATATAGGCTCACGTGGGAAGCCTAGAAGTGGAAGCAAATAATGAAGATCGTAGTGTATATTTTGGCCAATCTTTAATAAACCTCCTTTTGCAAAGATACGCTGCATATGGTTGAGTATCATTATCTGTTCAGGCTCGGACCACCGCAATTTTAATCCCTTGTGCCTGAATGGGATACACATGGCTGAGTCTGGCGAGAGAGTGAATCCTACACATGTGATACGCTGAGCGGCGACTGTTTCTATGTCGAGGCAGGTTTGCGTGGACTCCTCGTATATTTGGTCTAGGTAATTCAGGACTTGGGTCAGGGTAGGATCTATGTGCTCTTCCCAGGGTGTGTCTGCTTTGTAGAGTCCGAAGCCTATCTCTGCGAAGATTTTGGTATCATTTCGTACATAGGGATATAGGTCCATTTGTCCACGTTGGAGGTGTGAAGGATGTAAGGTGGGGACAACACGGATGCCGGGGACGAGAGAGCAGTCGAGGACAGATCCACGTTGCTTGAGGATGCCGGACTCTTCGCAGAGTGCACTGAGTGCGGTGGCTCCGAGCGCGAGGATGACCGTAGGGTTGACATTCTGTATCTCCTCCTTTAGAAAAGGGATGAAGTCTTCTATACTCAGATTATATTCCTGCAGCCGGTCTAGTTTATTATTAGGCGGGCGCACCTTTACTACATTGGTGACGTGGAGAGAAGTGCGCATCAAGCCGACATCTTTGAGGAGTTTGTCCAGCAAGAAGCCCGCCTTTCCGCAGAAATACTGTGAGTTCAGTTCCTCATCCGCGCCCAGTGCCTCTCCCACTATCATCATCTTTTTAGGGGTGAAGGCGAGTGGGTATACTAGGTTCTGGCCTCTTGTTTTGGTCTCCAATAACGCGGCAGATTCAAGGGGACATTTCGGCCCAGTGTTCAACTCAATAATAGGCATTTAGTCTTCCTTTATATCAAGAGCTACGAAGCATTCCGTTATGGTGTTATTCGTGAACACATAAATAGGTATTTGTAGAGTCTGAGCGAGTTTAATCTCCTCTAATGTACCCTTGCTGTCTCTCCAGTTTGGCAGGAGGATTAGTTTGTCACATCTCTTGAGGATTTCCAGGTAGCCCAGTAGGAATTGACTATCCTCGCACATACCGTCATAGTGTGCTGTGTTCTTATGAGGACATATTACTGCATATCCACTCTTCCACATTTTCACAGCCACTTTAGAGGCTCGGTCTATATTGAGCTGAGTCATGTATGTGGAAGAGGCGCGGTAGGGTCCGGCTATGTAGACTAGTCTCATCCTTTACTCCTTCATATTCAATGTAATGTTAGAGTCCGCGATGGTGTGATTACGCTCATCTGACTCCATACCTATTGCTCGTCTCTTGGTATTGTGTGCCGCGAGAAGGAGATTACCACTTCCTACAAAAGGGTCCAACACAAGCTCACCTTCCACAGTTGCCAAGGAGATCAGGCGCTCCAAGAGTGCGACGGGCTTCTGCGCCGGGTGCAGCTTATGCCCGGTGTTTTTGTACTCCAAGACTGCATAAGATGGAGTGGACATCTTGCGGGGGTCTCCATTAGAGAAGAACACTACAGGCTCATAGTCATTAGAAGGCTTGAGATAAGGGTGGGAGGAGTGTGCTACGGTGGGTTTATACCAGATAAAGATAGTGTCGAATATTTGGTATCCACACTCCTGCACTAGCTTATATATCCTGCCTGTAAGGAGGTGGCGCGTGGCACAGAATAGATAGCAGAGTGCGCCTGGTTGGAGTTTTGGTTTCACTGCTAGGAGCATTTTCTGCGTTATACCCAGACCTGTCTCGGGGTCACTGCCATACTTCGTGTCATATTCAACTTGCCACGGCGGGTCGGTGCATAGGCAGCTCACACTACTATCATCCAGGAAAGGTATTAATTCCAAACAGTCACCCTTCTGCAACTGGATCGCGGTGTTGGAAGTACGCTTCTCAAAAGGAATAGCCTCTCGGGCTTTTGCTTTTGATTGCTTGGTGATAGCTGCAAGTAATGTCCTCCCCTTAAGCTCTAAGGATCGCTTAAAGGCGTTCTTAGCAGACGTCTTGCTTTTTAGAAGGCCTAGGCTTGGGTCGGCTTCTAAGGCATCGGCCAGCTGGAGGTCTTCACAGATAGCGCCGGCACTTATGCCGAGCCTCTCTGCGGTGTCTTTTACTTTCCATCCAGTGCCGTCGCCAGCGCGGCCACTCTTCGGCTCGCCATATTTTTCTACATACTTAGAGTGGAGACGTTTCTTGGCGGCGAGTTCTTCAGGATAGGAGAGAGCGTCTCTGTGGAGGTTCTCATCCAGTTCTGCTACCTCCTGCATCCAGGGGTCTAGTGATTCGTAGTAGTCTATCCTTATTTCTGTCCAGCCCAGGAGTTGGCAGGCACGTATGCGGCGCTCTCCAGCTACTAAAAAGTTCTCTCTATTGATAATAACTGGTTCTATCAGGCCAGTGGTGCGTATAGACTCACTCAGTTCCTCTAGTGACTTCTGGTCGAAGTGCTTGCGTATACGTTCCGGCTTTATACGTATTTGGGCTATTGGTATAATCGGCATCAGTGAAATATCCTTTCTTGTTGGGTTTTTCCGTGGGAGGGGAGGGGATTACATTCCAGTACGCCGCGCCTTTGTAGGGGCAGTGTGTGGGAATAAAGTCTGGGTCGTTGTATTCACTATCGCCTATGTCTAAGGCGCCTATGTCTAAGGTGCAGGCAGTCTTGCAAAAATCACACCGGTATCGCATAATCAAGGCCTCCAAGTGGGTGGTTTTTTGCCCATCACGATCCACAAGAGTGCCAGAAATGCGGCAATAGCTAGGTATATCCAAGTCATTTTACACACCTTCTGTGGGTAGTCCTGCAAGTATGCCTGTGAGCACGTCCCATATTATAAAGAGTAAGTCCATGTTATAAATACTCCTCTATTTGCTTTATGATTCTGTCGTGGAGGTCGGTGCGCATTGTGCGGATTATTTTCACACACCGGTAGGCCGCCGAGTGGACCAGGAATGCATCTGTGCGTCCGCCGCGTTTGCGGAGTGGGACTCCTGCGTGGTGCAGGATGAGGCGGATGGTCTCGTGGCTTGTGTGGAACTCCTTAGCGACCTCCGCCGTGGTCATATCCTGGTACATTTGGGCCATCTTTTTGACTGCTTCTTTTGTGTAAAGGTATTCCTTCTTTGCTACCATTGTTTATCTCCTTCTGTGTGTGTAGTGTGGAATCCTGGGCGGCCTGGGATATAGAGTCCCGCCGCGTGGGCCGCTGGTGTATAGACTAACGTTGCCGCGATCATCAGTTTCAACAGTATAGTCTTCACGATGGCATCACCTCCCTACGATTATTCCAAAGATTAATAATACGAGTAAAAACCCGGATATAATTATTACTGTAATTATCATAATTTAACCCTCCCGGGATTTTGTGCTTTTTTTCAACAATGCTAGTTCGCGCTTCAACTCAATGTCATCATATCCTCGTAGCCGGGCGCACTCTGGACACTCAGCGTTTCCGTCCACATAGGCCTCTTTTCCACACACGCTACATCGGATCATTCCTTTCACCTCCTGGCGGTTGGGGTTATTTACACCCTCCCGATTAGTAAATGGATTGGGCCAAAATCAAACATGAAAGCATGGAGTGGCCCCCTGATCACTTTGCCAATGTAAAGCCACATTACATATCTTTCATCTTTACTGGAAGTAACCGACCAACCAGATGTCGATAACTTTAAAGACACCGTAAAACGCCCATAACTATAAATCATACCTCACCTCCCTTGAGTGCACCTGAATACTCCCCGCCACAATCTCGGCACTTTAAATATACCGGGCCGCATACCCTTGGGATTTTCTTACTCCCACAACTGCATATTTTCGGTGGTTCCAGCGCATCCTCCAGTGATTTCTCCCAATCTTTCAAGACCGAATAGATCATTGAATCATCACCTGGCCCATGTTCATTTAGAAACTTTCTCCACTGTTTACTGTTCATCCCTCATCCTCCTGGTTCTTTCATTGTCATCTTGTGTAAAACGACAGTTCATGGCCGAATAACTTCTCCACACCTTTCTCGAAATGATACTCCATAATTGTCCGATGTTGCCGCATATACCGATGATGATACACTGACGCTTCCACGGCCATGTAGTGGATACGCACATGGAACCAGTCCACGAAATCCCCTGTTACCTCATCCAGTTCTAGGTGTTCATCGTTCATGGCGCACCTCCTGCGGAACTTTGCAATGATCTCCAGTGCAATTTAAGATCCCAGATGCTTCCATAAACTCTAATGTTTCATCTTGTGCTATCACTTCAGGATAATCTTCAGCTTTTAATAATATAAACCAGCGGCCTCTCGTTATAACACCCATGAGTCCTTCAAAACGTTTCCTTCCTATGGTTATCTGTTTGATTACTCCGTTTTCTAATGTAACGCCTTCTGGTATTTTTGTAAGCATGACAACCTTTGTGTTTTCCCACCACTCACCGCAGCTTTTTATTTGATAATCTTCAAGAACAAACACATGATCTATTATTTCTTTGTACCCGCTAAAAACTCTAACGACTCTCTGCGTTGGGATATTCTTACTTACCCGGCGCGGTTCTCCATCTTTAAGAAATACTTTTATCATCTTGCACCTTTTTGTTGTGCGCGGGGGCGTAGTCTACGGTAGGGTAAGTCCAGCCTAGAGAGGAATTTATACACCTCGGAAGAGTGGCCATGTGTGTATGCAGTTAGATTGTGTATAGACATGTGCTGGGTTTTCTCCGGGCCAAGCGCCAGGAGCTGAGTCTTTACTTTGGAGACTAGTAATCTTCTCTTACGGTACATACCCAGAGAGTCCATCTTCCGGCCTAGGGTCATTTCAGATGGGCCGAGAATAGACTCCATCTTGGCCAGGCTATGGTGTGTTTTATACAAGGCACTTAGGAGTGAGCGGATGTCTTTATAGTTGGCAAGTTCGAATTTATTATAGGCTGAGAGAAGTGAGTTCCAGTCTGTGGAGTGATTGGCGGGCATTTTGTGTAGTCTCCTTTTTTTGCTCATATACCTAAGCGGCGGTCTTTTTCCTGCTCATATTTATAGTCGGCTTCTTCTTCTAGCTGGTCCTGCATCTCCTGCTTTGCGGCTTCATACTCCTGTTCGTCTTCATAAGAGTCAGGACATGGGCCGTGTTTATTCCCGCCACACTCACCTGAGTCTAGCTCATTTGGGCAGTTCATACCAAAGCACATATTTAATCCTCCTTCAGAAATTCCTTTTCTATAGCCCAAAAAAGTGGCGCACATGTATCATACAGGCACTCACCTCCAACAGCGCGGCATGTGTAGCAGCTAAAATCACTATCATAATCTCTCCAAGGACATCTGTTAGCTATTTCGTCGAAGGTCATTTTTAATAATCTCCTTTGAGTAGAAAGACACACCTCTGTAAAGAGGTGTGCCTCCTGTTGGTCAGATGCTACAGCTCGACGCCAAGTGCGGCCGCGATCTGTGCAACGGTATCCGCATCTGCACTCTTCAGCGCAGCGGTAATCGCCTTAGGCAGTCCGCCACCAGTGAGCTTAGTGCGCTCACCATCGCGTGCTTTGATCTTCCTCTGTGCGACATAGAGCTTAAACACCTTCTCATCACCGTCCATCTCGATTGCTTCCTCAAGGGTCTCCGGCGCGGTGTATTTGAATGAGCCTACCAAGGTGCCTTTGGACATAATTTCAATCGTTTCAGTTGTTGCCATAGTGTTAATCTCCTGTTTTTTCCGGTATGTTGTGTTATTTATTAACCTCTGCCACGCACCTGTGTGTATTGTTAAAAGTTAGTAGATGAACTTCTTAATATCATTCACCTTAACGTCAGAGTCCGGATCGTCTATATACTTCCCGTCCGGTCCAGGCACTTGTTTATTCTTCTGCACAACTTCCATCGTGCCTTCCGCGCCCAGGTAGTCTTCGGTGACTAGTTGCTGGCCGGTCCAGGGCAGGCCCACGGCTTTTGTTGCGGAAACGAGCATCCCTACTCCACCAGTGTCCACCTTTCCGTCTACCATCCAGGGTAGGACAGTGAAGTAGGAGAGTTTGTATTCTTTGGCTTCGTGTACGATGGCATAGGTCCACCGAAGCATCGGGCGGCCTTTCTTAGAGGTCATGGCCTCTACGGACTGTACTCGGAAAGAGTAAGTGCCTGCTGGCAGTGGGGTGAAAACATCCTCATCTTGTACGTCTGAGTAGTCTACGTTCAGGTCGATAACTGGACTCATAATAAAATCTCCTATTAGGTTTGCGTTTAGTGTTTATTGCGTAGTGCTTAATGTGTAGGGTTTATTTCTGACTCATCTTTTTAACCTCCTGTTTTGGGGTATTATACTTCTATACGATCTTCAGCAGTGTGTATATAATGGTAAAAGTGCTGGGAATTGCGGCAACCTTTTGGACTATATAAAACTGTCCTTCTATGTCTAGGTAGTCCCCTGCCGTGTAAGAAAAGGGGTTGTCTTTTATAACCAAAAGAGCGTGCTCTTTATGGTTGAATATATCTGTGGTGTAGTATTCATCAGTGTAGTCTATTGTCTGGGTCATATTATGCGTCTCCTTTCTGGAGTAAATCCCACGCTGGCTTGATGGTGGCATAGTTGGAGTCTATAGGGGATGGTAAGTCAAGACGACTCTTCGCTGTAACGAGTCCACTCGCCTTGATGGTGAGCATGTATTTCGTGGAGACACCCTGCTGCTTAGGCTCCATGTGGTATACCTCATCAAAATACCCGGCGAGCTCATACGCGAGCTTTCCGTTGACCATTGGTAAGCACCATGTTCTCCCACTCAACTCATCTTTTATATACTGCTCATGCGCGAGGCAGATGAAGTTAATGTTCATAGCGACACCAGTCTCTATAATCTCGATGAGTGCTCGGCGGAAGGTGCCCCAGTCCGGCTGAGTAGGCTGTTGGCCTGTGTGGCCTGCGCTGAATAAAACGTGCTTCATGCAGAACATACTAGCTGAGGAGAGAGTATCCAACACAACTGTCTTAGGGGTGAAGTCTCCATACTTTCCGTGCTCCTTGAGCTGGTCAAACACCGCTTTTATAGTGATAAAGCCCATAGGTCGGGAGTCTTTCTGCTCCGGGAGTTTGTCCTGCACCGGTACGAAATAGATCTGATCTTTGTTCTGTATCCTGGGAGATGACTTAACGGTGAGCATACCCTTATCAGAGTCTATGAATAAGCAGGGAGTGGGGAATGTGGCCGCGAGTTCTGTCTTGCCTGTTCCTGACCTCCCGTATGCGAGTACATTCATACTCGTGGGCTTGTATGCAGAGATGGGCGTGGCATCGGGGAGTGATACTTGCATTTTTTACTCCTCTATTTTGAGAGTGTTTGTTACATTAAATATCTTGTTACTTCTGTGTGTGATAACCAACTCAGCAATCGCAGAGTTTTCAAACACAGTCTGAAAATAATAAGTTTCAGTAACAAATTCTCCTGCAACGATAAAGCGTTTATAGTATTGGGCATGTTCTATGTGTCGGCCTTTGACCAGGAGGTATTTATCAATAGTGGGCTTTTCCTCTACTTCCTGCTTATCCTGTCCTTTTTTCTGCGCATACCAATTCTCAAATATCTGCTCTATGCCGACTCTTGCTATTGCCTCTTCTATATTATCGGGAATGTCTATATGTGTAATCATCCTTAAACCCTCCTGTCCAGCATCCGACACGCGGCCTGTACCGCCTCGTATGCATCTTGGAATACACTTTCCAATTCCCGGAACTCTTTAAAAGACTGGATAGTGTTCTGGCTCTTAAAAGTATCATCCAGGGCTTTGGCTCGTGCGGACATATTATGGGTATATCCGCCGAGTACGCTCACCAAGTCACATGTTTTTACACTTACTCTTTCAGGCATTTTTTTATCTCCTTTATTTTATCTTCTAGTATCATAATCTCCATCTCTAGGCCAGACCTTCCAGAGGCTTGACATAAGCCCAGGATTAGTATAACACATGGTATGCTTATTATAAACCCCGCCGCGAATCCAGACCAGAACACTTTAACACCTCCTTATAAATTGATGCATCCACTTGTGCCAACTTCTGTTATACGGAGTAAATCTTCCATAACTTCGGTTAGCATTAATGGTTCATTAACTGAATTAAACTTCCCGCCGGTTATCTCACTTATCCTCTGTAAGAAGTCATTATTACACCCATGCCCTATGCCGATTGTGTCTATGGGTGTGTCTGTGTGTATACCCACCTCATTGAGGATGGTGGACTCAGACTGATCAGGCATCCCGTCCGTGAGCAAGACCATGTGCGAGGCGGCATCATCCCACCCGGCCAGGAGTGCGTCCAGCATATTGGTCGTTCCGGTCACCCTCAAGGAGTCTATATCTTCCTGTGTAAAGTCATACACCATAGAGCCGAATGCAATGCCATGGATGCCGGGCCGCCATATAGTGTGGAGCGCTTTTTTGAGCTCGTGTAGTCTATCCCCGCTCATACTCCCACTTATATCCGCCAAGATGTAGGTCTTACCTGATGTGTGTTTCTGCGGTAGCGTACTCTTAAGAGTCAGCTTTTTGCCATTCCCGAGAGTCTGCTTCTTCACCAACTTACTGGTATCCTTCATAGCTAAGTCATAAGACATCTTTAAACACCCTCCTTAGTTATTCTTTGTATACACATAATAAGCAATACCTTGGTAGACATATCCCCAGTCAGAGTGCACTCCCATAAGGTCTTCCTTAACTTGCTCATCTGATGTGTAGTAGTGATTTACATACTGTGAATTATAGAATACATAACATGGCACCAGGGAGAACTCTTCACTTGGACTCTCTCCCACCACGGTGAATAAATCCTTCCCGTATAACACATTATCGTTGAAGTAGTACACTGTGCAAGAACCTGGAGTAACTCCGGTGATACTCACATCCGCCTGGTCTTCTTGAATGTCAAAAGCAACCTTGCAGATGGTACTGTCCGCAGAGGCAGCGTAGAAAGACGAGGTGGCGGTTAGTAAAACCTGCCGGGATTCACCTTGTACTATCTCCGGCGGTACGTCCGTCTGCGCCGGGTTGGGCTCTATGCTATGTGCCAAGGGAGTGAGAGTGAACATACTCAAGGTAGCTCCCAAAAGGGCTAGTTTTTTAATCTTCATCTTTCAAATCTCCTAATAGTTCACTATAAGCTGTGTTCAACTCCACCATCTTCTCGGCATCTCCACCTCTGTCTGGATGGTGCTTCTGCGCGAGTACTTTATACATACACCTCACGGCCTCCATCGGCGCGTTCTCTACTAAATACAACTTAGACCATGCGTCCGTGGCTACCTCCTGCGCCGGGAAGTCTAGCAAGATAGTCTCTGTGTAGTGCTTATCCAGGAGATGAGCCAGCTTGTCAAACTGATCCTTGACAACATACCAACATTTGTCATTATTATCCCACATTCTTTTCTTACTGGGCAGACTTTTCTTCAACTCTTCCGTGAAAGGCTTGTTATAAGGTGCTTCTAATTGGATGAACAACCCACTCGGAAGGTATCGTAGAGATGCGACTCCGGTGGGTCCTCTCCTGCGCTGGCTAGCTACCCTCTGTCTTGGCTTTTGTGCAGTGTAAGGAGTACTACCCTGCGAAGCTCCAAAGGATTGACGTGGTTGCATAGTCTAGACCTCCCCTGTGTTGTATACCAGCTTATGCGAGTTCTTTTTCCTCACCCTTATTTCCTTCTTCCTGGGAGTGAAAGAGACCAGAATCCTGTACGATTTAATAGTCTCCTTAATGCACCTACACGGGAATGACTGCCCGTCGTTTGTGATGAATCTAATCGGCTTTTTTGACTTCATCTTTTGTCTCCTATTTATAGAATTCCGTTTTCATCCGGTAGTACTGAATGGTTTCTCTTCTCTTGAGGGTTTTATTAAGAGTGAATAAAATCTGCCCTATGTTCAACTCCCCTGAATGTGTCTCACCGGAGTCTTTGTCATGAATAGTAACCATCATCATGTTTTTGTGTGTGCGGGTCAGGATGCCTAGTCTGTCTTGTGTCTCTAATAATATAGAGTTCCTTCTACGTTGCGGCATTTTCTATACCTCCGATGAGAAAGGGTCCCAGAATTTCTGCACATATAAACGCTCCTGCAATTCCTGGGCTAGTTGCTTCGAGGATGCAGTACAAAGTGCGGTGTAATCACACTCACGGAAGAAAGGCTTGCAGTCCCAAGACTGCGGCCAGAATCCCTCCTCGCGGCACCTCTCAATGCTAAGTATATTCCCGACCGCACTCTCTTTCCACAACTGCATTGAGTAGGAAGAGTAGTCTACAGGAATACGGGAGAGTAGCTCAGCTGGGTCTTTTGATTTGCTGACTCCTACTATATCAACCTCTCCTGTGACGTGCTCTCCGGTCATTTTCTCAATGAGGAATTTATATCCACACATCTGCGGGTTAGGATGCACGAGGAAGTTCATATACTTGGTGAATTTATAATCGCAGAAGGTTATACCTCTTTTAGACTCGACCAGCTTGTCAATCTTACCGACGAGGTAAGTATCCTGCATGATTTCCTCGGCGTAGGCGTTTTCAAGAGAGACCACAGTGCGCTCGTCTTTTCTGTACCTGTCGAAATATGTCTGCAAGAGAGAGCATCCAAATATGCAGGAGTAAGTAGTGGAGAGTTCCTTGCCACTCTTACCTAGCCTCGGCACTTCTTCATAAGGAGTGAAGGAGTCTACGAATTTTCTCAGCGCATATGCATCATCTTTGTAATGGTCAACAGAGTACCAATGCTCAAGTGCGAGGTGCCCGGTAGTCCCAAACATCATTGCAGGGTTGGCTTGCTTGTTCTTAATGTCTAGACCTAGCTCATGCCGGTAGAAACACCCACGTGGACACCATAAATATGATCTTATAGTAGAGTTGTCATAAATAGGAATCCCGGAATTGCGGAGATTTTGTATAGTAGTCTTATCCTTCATCTTCCATAACCTCCTTTTTCCCTGTATACTCTAAGACCTGTGTTACTACACTATGGCAGGAGTCACATTTATAAACACCAACACTCTTTCTAATGGGAGTCCATAACACAGGGTGGCAGTTGTTACATTGTCTTATCTTTATATACTTTACCTCTTTCATCTTTAATTAACTCCTCCCTTTATGTGTGTAAAGACCAGTGAGGATATGAAGCACCGTCTAGCTCAACTGAAAATGTTTGCTCAAGACCATGTAAGATCATGCCTCCGTTTAGTTTTCTAACACCGTCTTTATGAAAGCAAAATCCCCAGGAGTACTTGACAAAATCAGGAATGAGTTGAAGGTCATAATCATTACATCTACGTATTTCATTAAGTGATCTAAGACATTTGAATAAGGACTGCTTAGACTCATCACCTAATTCCTTAGCTGTCTGGACTGTAGCGCGGAACTTCTTGTGATCTGTAATCTCTATCTCCATTATTTGTCTCCTTTCTTTTTACCTGTTACGAGCCTACCAATGGCTTCTTTCTGCGCGGGCGTCAGGAGTGCGAGAGCGGCGACTAACTCCGCGCCCTTAAGTGCTTTCTGTGCAGGAGCCTTCTTCTTAGTAGACGACCTCCGCGACTTCGAGAGTGCCGGAGAGTCAAAATCCGGAAAGCTCCTCTCCTGCTCGACAGCGTGCGAGAACTCCTGTGGTGTGGGAGTATACTGTGAAACGATGTCCAATGGCGTTTTCCTCGTCGGCACACAGTCATACAAAGGCACCGAGAACTTCGCGGAGTCTGCATCATCCAGGAGAGACACAATAGCGATACTGTGCTCAGTGTCAACATCATACACAATAGCGCAGTATCCTGTGTGTGCTGAGAGGAGTATAGTCAACTCCCCTACTCGCGCGGGCCACTCATAAGGGCTTATCTCAAGTTCTGCAAGACCCATGTGTGAGATATGAGTAGACATCAGGCAAAGACCAACACGAGCACAGTGCACACACATGCAAGCGCGGCTATACATACAAACTCAAACACCTCTACCGTGGCTCTCTTCAATTCTTCTCTGTACATAGTAAAGTCTCCTTTGTGCAAAGTGGCTTTTTGCCTCTGAATACATGTGAGTACACGAGGCTTATACTAATTAAAGCCCTTTGGATAGGTACCTTGTCAAAGACACAATGTCTATTCCAAGGCGGAGACCCTATCCGCAGAGCTTAGGTTGTCGACTCCTAGGAAGCCATTCCTAGTCTTCGCTTATCAACCTTTCTTTAATTCACTGGGTTTGGCTCGCTGCGCTCGCTGGGAGTTTTCATAGTTAATAGTGCGTGAGGTAAAGGAAATGCGGCCTTGTCGCCTTCCTATCTCCAGCGCCTCTCTCCGCGACCACCTGAATATATCGACTCCCCTGACTATCCTCTTATTCATCCTGTCTTGGAAAGAGAACTCTCCATAACCTTCTATGTGTATAATATCCCCGAACTTCAGTCCATATTCCCGCTCGATGTCCCTCGACAAGGCACATATATCCTCCGCGACGGTGACCCCGGATGCAGTTATGAGTGGCGTGGAGTCCGTCTGTGCTGGGTCTGCATTATACGAGGTTATTTCTACCTGGATACTCTCCAGCGAAGGAGATTCCTGTTCCTGAGTGGTCTCTTCCTCGGAGTAATTCTTCATAAGCGTACCCTTCTTAAACTCATCAAAGATATGCAGGACTCCCATAGGAGTAGGAGTGAAGAATGAGATCGTGAGACCTGCAATAGTAAGAGTGACCCAGTTTGACTTCCCCGAGCCGACATTGACATGACCTTCCAGCCTTATCTCTGGAGTATCAGACTCCATGTGCACCATAACCTCGGCATTTCTATACTGTGCTTCCATAATGTGTCTCCTTTTATATATACTGTCTTATAACTCAATCCCGGCTTCTTTAAGTATCTCCGTGAGCTTATTCAACTTATCCAGACTCGCGCCCTTGAGTGCCTTACTCAACCCACTCGCCTTAGTGGACTTCTTCTTAGTCGCCTGTGCCGACTCGCCTGGGTTTAACTTCTTCCCGAATGTGGGCGCTTGTGTCGGCCTACACTGAACCGCCTGGACTGATAAAATACCAGTGCGCCATTCTTGATCCAGCAAAACCTTCTTTTGAGTCAACTGACCTATCTGCCTTTGTAACTGTTCTATCTGCGTGCCTATACGACATCGCTCAGTCTCGACCTCGGACAGATATTCTAATTCTTTTTGCCTGTCTAGATCCTTCCTTAATAGTTCTCTGTCCTGAGCCATGACTAAATCTCCTTCGGGGTGGGCTGAGACAAACCATACCCCATCAACTGTGCGATTTCTGCTTTCTGTGTGTGTGAGAGCTTGTGAGTCTTCCTAGAGTGGTATGAGGTGGAGGGGCGCGGCCATGCTCCGTGAGTGGAGTGTTTAGGTGTGCGTGCTCTTCTGATAACCGAGATGTGATATCCTAGTATTGTGATCTGTCCCATAAGTCGTCTCCTTTCCTGTCTCTGTAAAAATTGGCTTTTTTTAAGTGCTCCTTATATAAAGGGCGTTCCCCTATTCATCAAGGCCATTATAAAGGAGCGTTCCCCTAAATGCAAGGAAATAATGCGCAAGGGCTCAAAATAATTGCATAAAAAGCGCCATAATTCATAAGCTGAGCTTATAGGACACTAACAGACTTACAAAACAACGATTCATTAATTGAACCATTCTACTATAAGCCTAATATCTCACCTTATTCTTCTCCTTCATTTCCAGTCCAACATTCTGCTTAACTAGATTACAGTCAATAGACCCAAAGCTCCTAGTCTCCAATTCCCTACGTAACATGGCAAGCGTGGTGCCTCCTTCCTCATTCAAAGGCTTACACCCCTTAACTCCTTTATTTCTCCTTTTTAGTACAAACAACTTCATGGCCTTGAACAATCCCAATCTATCATGACCTACTGTCTGTCTATACTCATGACACATCCCACACTCCTTACAGGCCAAAAAACAGTTATTCTCCTCGACTCCGCCTCTCTTGTCCTCCTTAAGCATCTTCCATGTATTGCCACGAACTCGCTCTCCGCATATCCTACAACGGCCATCGTCTCTTATCAAGATAAGCGCCTTGACTACCCAAGTCTTCCCACGCCGGGCTCTGGAAAGGTTTTGTGCATATAAGGAATAATGAGGCAACCACTCATAATTCTTATCAAACCTACTCTTGAAGTCCTCCCGCACTCGCTGTGTGGGCTTGTGTACTCTCATATCTTTATTCTTCTTAGCCTGTGCAAACACTTGCTTACTAATCTCTGCGTCTGACATTCCTGCATACTTCTTTTCTGCTGAGTCTCCTACTAAATTCTCCATTGCAACTGGAATAGACTCCGCCTGACCAGTCACTCTCTTCATATACGCCGCTTGGTCAATCTTTGGTCTGAAATGCCCGTGAGAATCCCTTGCAGACAACCTACCCAAATCTATAACTCCTGGATTACCTGTGTCAATAAGTCTATCCCGATCTTCTTCTTCACCTTGAGCTGTCATCTTGTCCCAATCCATTGCTATCTTCTGTGTATCTACTCCCTGTGTATCTGTCTCAGTCATAATACCCTCCTGTTAGGTGTTTACTGGTAGACTATATTCCTGCTCCTTATTGCTTTAAAAGGATTATATAACATATATAGGCTTAAAGCAAGCTATTTTTGGATATTATATAAAGGGCTGATATTATTAGATAATATTAAAATATATAGGCTAAAATTGATAAATTGATTAAATAGCTGAAATCATTATATATAAAATAATGCTATATATTTCACTTATGGCTAAATACCCGCGCTGTGACCGGCTCCTAGCTACTTGCCCATGATATTATATAAATAGAGCGGAGGTAATATCTAATAATTCCGCTATGTTATATCATAATGTGTATATAAACACAGATATGGGCTCCCGGTAGGGTTGTCGCGCTGTTGTAGTGTTGTGTTAAAA